CAAAGAACATCAGTTCACTTAGTGCCACAAAATTTTTTTAGAGGTAGTTAAAAATGGCATTTGCAGTTGGAAAAAAATCGCAAGCAATTTGTGATCGTTGTGGTTATCAATATCCTTACTTAACTTTACAAAAAGAATGGAACGGGTTGTTAGTTTGTGAAGAATGTTACGAACCAAAACATCCACAACTTGATCCACCGTATTCTAGACCAGACCCAGAAGCTTTACAAAATCCTAGACCAGATAGAATTGAACCTCTAGTGGTCTCAGTTGGTTTTCCAAATCCAACATCGTTTACAAGCGTGGGCATGCAGCCCTCTCCAATTAGAGATGACTTGATAATGGTATCCACTGTTGGTACAGTAAGCGTGGTGATATCATGAATTATTCTGAACTTTTAGATAACGTAAGAAATTACACTGAAGTAACATCAGATGTTTTAACAAATACAGTTATAAATGTTTTTATCACGAACACAGAAAATAAAGTTTCACGAGAAGTAGATAGTGATGATCAAAGAAGATATGCAACTACAACTTTTGAAGCCAACAACGCTTTTCTAGATGTCAGTGGTCCTGAGGGTGGATACAAATTTGCAAGAGGGCTACAATTAGTTGAAACCGATGGTACAAGAACTTGGCTTGAACAAAGAGATACAACATTTATAGATGAATATATTCCAGAGAGATCTACCACAGATACGAATTTTACAGGCAAACCAAAATATTGGGCAAACTGGGATGCAACACAATTAGTTGTAGCACCCACACCGAACGTAGCCTACACAGTAGAGATGTGGTATAACGAAACTCCACAAAGATTAGGGAACGGTTCTGGATCTACAACCACCACAACATTTTTATCCAATAACGCTTCAGAGGTGTTATTGTATGGAACAGTATCTGAAGCATTTTCATACTTGAAAAATGATAAAGATATGCAATTATACACACAGAAGTTCCAAGAAGCTCTCAAGCTATTCGCACAAGAGCAGATGGGACGTAAACGTAGGGATGAGTACAGTGATGGAGTATTACGACTCCCCCTAAGATCAGTAGACCCAGGAGGTAGTTAAAAATGGCAATAAATCAAGCAGTCTGTGCTTCCTTTAAACAGGAGTTATTGGCAGGGGATCACGATATTGATAATGACACAATCAATCTTGCTCTGTACACAAGCTCAGCAACTTTAAACGGAAACACAACAGCGTTTTCAGCAACTAACGAAGTTGGCGCATCAGGAACATACGCAAGTGGTGGAGCAACTTTAACAAGTCCAACCATTGGCTTAACCAAAACAAGCGCAACAGCATCAACAGCATTTGTTGATTTTGCAAATGTAAGTTTTACATCAGCAACAATATCTGCTCAGGCAGCTTTGATCTACAATAGATCTTCAGCTAACACTAATGCAGCTATTGCAGTTTTAGATTTTGGTGCAGTAAAGACATCAACAAACGGTACATTTACAATCGCATTTCCAACTAACGATGCATCAAGTGCTATATTAAGATTATCTTAATATAGGAGGTCATCACCATGGCAGATGCTTGGAATGAGGGCACGTGGGGGCAAGGTTTTTGGGGCCAACAAAGTTCTATTACAGTAACCCTTTCAGGTGTCTCCTCCACATTTGCATTAGGCACTGAGTCTGTTGTTGCTGACAGTTTAGTAACATTAGACTCCTTACAAGTATCTTCAGCTTTAGGCACCGCATCAGGTGAAGCTGAATCAATTTATCCTTTAACAGGTGTTTCATCTCAAACTGAATTAGGTAGTGTATCTATTGAAGAAGGCACAGATGTAGTTCTTGGCAGTCTTTCAATGGCATTCACTGCTGGTGATGAGACCGCCTCTGGAACAGTTGATGCAGGTTGGGGAAGATCTACATGGGGGTCTTTTGCTTGGAATGAAAATATAACACAAGAAGTTAGTGTCACTGGTGTTGCAATGTCAACATCTCTTGGCACAACAACACAGTCAGTTGGTACAGGTGTAATTGTATCAGCAACCAGTCTAACCATGACAAGTGCCTTAGGCACAACATCACAAACAGGAACTGCTGTCGAAACTCTCGATAGCTTAACAATTGGAGCTGCTTTATCAGGTGCTTCTGGAATCACTGGTGAAGGTAATATTGGAGTTATTGCTCCTTCTGATCAACTTGATTTTAGCATTGGCTCGGTCACAATTGATATATTTACACAAGTAGACGCTCCATCCGTTGCAATGACATCGGCTTTAGGAACAGCAGTTGCAGAAGCAGATGCATTAGTAACGCTAGGTAGTTTATCTAGCAGTTTCTCACTAGGCACTGAGACAGTAGAGGTTGGGACGGGTGTCATAGTAAGTGTTTCAACAGTCGCTTTATCTTTTGCTACAGGCACAGAAACTGCAACTGGTGAGGCAATAGTGGATGTAACAGGGCTTTCCATGGCAACTGCCTTAGGAGATACTTTTGAAACGCCTTGGGCAAATGTCGTAACAGGGGCAAGTAACACCTGGACAGAGGTAAACGCAGCATAAAAAGTGTTGCTTGGATAATAAAAAAAGATATATTTTAGAGAGGTAAAAACATGTCGAGCACATATTCAGATAGACTTAAATTAGAACTCATGGCAACTGGTGCGAATGCCAATACATGGGGAAATAATACTAATACAAATTTAACAGTCGTTGATACTTTCACTGCTGGATATATATCCAAGTCTGTAGCAGGGTCGGCAGATGTCACTTTAACTACAGGTAACGCAGATGCAAGTGCCGAGGCAGCTAACAAAGTTATAGAGTTTACAGGTGCTCTCACCGGGGACATTAAAGTATTTGTTCCAGCAGTTGAAAACAATTATGTATTCTTCAACAACACATCAGGTTCACAAACTCTATCAGTAGCTCCTACTGGTCACTCTGGTAACGCAGTAGCAATCACTCAGGGTGCACACACAATTATGTACATAACTAATGATAACAAAGTTGTCGACATTTTTGCAGGATCTTTAGGAACAGTAGGTATAAAAGGTGTTACAACCTTTAATGATAATGTTGCAGTCGCAACAGGTAAAAAAATTACAACAGAAAATATTACACTTAATTCCAACGGCGTGGTCGCTGCTACTTCATATACAGGTAGTGGTGCTTCTTTAACAGGTATTGATCCCTTCCCTTCAACTACATCAATGATATTTAATCAAGCTTCTGCTCCAACAGGTTGGACCAAACAAACCGGCACCGCACTAGCAAATACTGCTATGTCAATCGTAGTTGGTTCAGGCGGAGGCACAGGTGGTGCTGATTCTTTCTATGATACTTTTGCAAGTTCAAGGAACACTGATATTACAAGTGCCACTGTTTCAGTATCAGGTTCAGTTGGAGGCAAAACACTTTCAACCCCAGAAATTGCATCTCATAATCACGTCCAGAACCTATTCACACCTACACCTATGGGTAGTGCGGTTGATTTTAGAGTTAGTCCGATGGGTAACCAAGGAAACCCAAACAATCAATCATCTACACAAAATGCTGGTGGTGGAGGATCTCATACACACCCATTCACTGTTTCAAGTTCTTCTTTAGGTGGGACAGTTTCCATGCCTAATATGAATGTAAAATACGCAAACGTAATTGTAGCCAATAAAGATTAATGCCAATATTCGACCCCGATGGGACGTGTCCTCTTCTTAAGAAGAAATGTATTAAACATAAATGTGTTTGGTACAATATGCTTCAAGGCAATCACCCACAGACGGGAGCGACAGTTCAAGAATGGGGATGTTCAATAGCCTGGATTCCTTTGCTTTTAGTTGAGAATTCAAAGCATATGATGGGAACACAAGCTGCTACAGAATCTTTTAGAAATGAAATGGTCAAATCTAACGCAGCCATGGAAAATATTTTTAAAAGTAGTGATTCAGCGAAAAATTTAATGATAAATGCTCATAGCATCTTTGAATTATTAGGCAATCATCAAGACGCCATTAGAGATAATAACCCTAATTTAGAAGATGAAACCATTAGACAACTAAGTAATAATAAGGTAAAAGTTAATAAGAAGCCTAAAAAGGCAACAACTAAAAAGGTAAAAAAAGATGGCAACAACAGTAAATAATACAACAGTCAACGTTAGACTAACTATCATCTTTGATGCTGGTGGCTCCTTAGAAGGTGATGGTCCTGCGAAAGGCACTGGTAACACCGAGTCTGATGTTTATTTTGATGATAAAGTTTATTACAATTTAAGATCACACACAGAGATAAATTCAGAAATACATGCATTACAGTGGGATGCGTCGACCAACACTGGTCACATTGAATACACAGATAATAGAGATAATGACTCTATTTCATCTTTACCATCTTGGGTAACAAATGTTGTTATAAGAGCAGAAGCTGAGGACGTTTGGAAAACTAATTACGACTCAACATATAGTGCTCACTCTGATGCAGGTGCAGAGGATGACTCTGCTGCAGTAACTGCAGCAACAACTGCCGCGGATACAGCTAGAAATAATTATCTTTCAGGTCATAGTATCACTTATTAAAGTGCAAGATCATATTTTAGAAATAAGAAAATTTATTCCTGAAAATATTTGTAAAAAAGTAATACTATATTTTCAAGATTCTTTTGAGGATGCTTTGACTGTTGGTGGTTTAGATAAAAACATAAGGAACTGTTTAAAACAGGATATGTTAAACACTGACACCTTAGGAAAAAAAATAGTAAGTAATTATATTCAATCAAAGTTTTTTGAAATAGCAGATATATATAAACAAAGAAACAAACATTTTGCATTTGAAAAAATCAGCCAATTAGAATTATTAAAGTATGATTCAAATAACTACGATGCAGGATATTCATTTCATGTAGACGCAGGATCTAAATGCACTGATAGACAATTATCAATCTCTATTAATTTAAATAATAATTTTGAGGGAGGAGAATTTGTTTTTGACGTTGAAAATGATCATAAACAATATCCTCAAAATACTGGAGATATAGTGGCTTTTCCTTCTAGTTTCTTATTTCCTCATCAAGTAAATAAAATTAAATCAGGCAGCCGATATGCCATAGTTGGTTGGATTCAATAATGCAGCCACTGTTTATTGAAAAATTTTTACCAGATGAAATTTTAAATTTGACATATAGTTATTTGATTATGAAGTTTGGAAAACAAAAAGAATTTAAAGTTGACACACAAGCCAACTCTTTAATAGGAGAACACGCAGAGAATTTAATGGAAGTGTTGCTTGATATGTCTACACCTGTCATAGAACAAAATCTTGGTAAAAAATTATGGCCCACATATTCTTATTTTAGAATTTATGATAAGGGTTCAGATTTACCTGTGCATACCGATAGAGAATCTTGTGAGTTTACAGTTGCGCTTTGTTTAGGTGCAGATCCTATTGATAAACCTTATGAAATATTTATTGGGGAAAAAGATCAAACCTCAGATTACAAGTATTTCGATAAAGAAGAAAAGCTCACAAGATTAAGAATAGACGGCAAATACCCTATGTCACAAAATAATGCTTTAATTTTTAAAGGTATGGATAAATTACATTGGAGAGAAATTTGTGAACACGATCACTATATGATGGTTTTTTTACACTATGTTGATCAAGAGGGGCCTTATAAAGAATGGAAATATGATAAAAGAAAATCTCTTTTGAAGTAGTGTTAGACAAAAAAATAAAATTCATATCTAAATATAAAGATTCTATACCAAATCCTAAACCCTCTTTATTACACATACCTAAAGAGTATAAAAACATGCAAACTTATTTTGATAATAGTCAAGGTTTGCCAGGAAAAACTTTGAAAAAATGCATACCATTTTTAGATGCATTAACATGTGGATATATAATTCCTTTCCCAATAGATTATTCATATAGATATGACGAAGAAAATGAAAAAGCTTTTTTTGAAATAAATGAAACAATATTACAATCAGAGGCACAAGATTTTGAAGTAACAACACATATAAGCGAACAAGTTCCAAATGAAATTAGGTACAACCGAAGAACAGTAGAGGCAGTGTTTAAGTTTAATTGCCCTTGGATAATTAAAACTCCACCGGGATATAGTTGTATATTCACTCAACCTTTTAATCGTAACTATCCGTTTAAGATCATTGATGGGGTGGTTGATACCGACTCATTCAATTTAAACATTAACTTCCCTTTTTATTGGACAAATTTTTATAATGAAAAAGTAATGTTGCGACAAGGCACACCCATGGTATTAGTTATGCCTTTCAAAAGAGATAGTTGGAAAATGGAATGTGTTGAAGAAACTAAGGAAGAATTAGAAAAAAGAGGATTAAAGTATTTGAAGGCTTTTGGAAATTATGTTGATAACTATAAAAAAATTTTTTGGAAAAAGAAAAATTACAAATGAAATACTATATATTTGGTATACCAGAATCTGGAACAAATTATGTTAAAAATTTAATTGCAGTAAATTTTTTTAACGAAAATAATAATAAGAATGATTCTGGGCATTGGTCATGGATGCACAATGCTGATGCTGAAAAAGCCACCGCTAACCTTTTTCAAAACACTCCTCTTATATTTACTTATAGACCTTTGTCTGAGTGGCTAAACTGTTTGATAAAAGATGGACTTCAATTTATAAATCAATCTAAATTAAATCAATACCCAGATTATCATGATGTTAATTTGTTAATCTCTAGTCAAGAAGAAAGATGGAGTCTACCTAAAGCTATAGAATTATGGACTGAGTACCACATCAACTGGATTAAATACATTGATAGAACCAACCACTTAGTGATAGATAATAGTAAAATTGAAGAACAACCCTATGTTGTTGATAGGTTGTCAAAAATTCAATATCGTTTAGAATTAATAAAGAAAATGCCAAATTGGACTTTAATAGAAAAACAACAAATAACAAACCATTTAACTGATTATCAATTAAATTATGTTAATGGTAAAAATTTAAAAGAAATTACAAATTTTTTTGAAAGGTAGAAAATGATAAAACCAGAAGAATTAAAAGATCAAAAATTTAAAATATTTTTAGGTATGCCGATGTACGGTGGGCTTTTAACTGAACCCACAATGCACGGCTTGTTGGAGTTACAACAATGGTCAATGGCCTCTGGTATTGGTTTAAGATTTCAATCTATGGGAAACGAAAGTTTAATTACTAGAGCAAGAAATACTTTAGTTTCAATGATGTTAGATCAAACAGACTATGCAGCGACTCATTTATTATTTATTGATGCAGATATCGGTTTTACTAGACAAAATATTGAAAGGTTGGTTTGTGCCGACAAAGATATTGTTTGTGGTATTTATCCCAGAAAACATTTACATTTAGAAAAAGTAAAAGGAATTTTAGAAGAGAGCCCAGATGCCTCGATTGAAGAGATAGAGGCGAAAGCTTTAGGGTATAATGTAAATTTTGATAACCCAGAAAAACTCTCAGGAGAAAATGGTTTTTTTCCAGTGAGTGAAGCAGCTACTGGGATGATGTTAGTTAAAAGAGAAGTTTTTATAAAAATGTTTAAAAAATTTCCAGAAAGAAAATATGAGACAGATCAAATAGTGAATGGTAGACATTACAGGTCAGACAATTGTTATGATTTATTTGCAGTTGGCCCGTACATGACAGCGGGAATAAAAAGATATTTATCTGAGGACTATTATTTTTCTAGATTGTGGCAAGAGTGTGGTGGTGAAATATGGGCAGACTTAGCTATGCCGTTAACTCACTTTGGTAATCGTGCATATAAGGGCCACGTTGGTGCTTTAGTTGCAAAAAAGGATGTAACATGAACATTTCTTTAATACAAACATCACATAATGCAATAGGAAGTATTTATATTTGTGAAGATTTTTTATATAACAAGGACTATTTAGAATTTTTAAAAAAAATAGTGTATGACCAAACTTTAAAATCAGACCTTGAGAATTTACAAAATGTTAAAGCTAAAGCCACAGATTGGACTAAACTGTTGAAAATAGAGGAGATGAAAAACTTTCATATTAGAATTTTACACACTTTACAAAACATATATAAATTAAGAACTCCAACACCAAATCATCCCGTTACATTCGATATGACTGAGGCTTGGGGTATGGTTCATAAAAACAATGATCACACGACAGAGCATATACATATCCCTAGTGCATGGTCGGGCGCCTTTTATTTTGACGTGCCATCACCAACGTATATGAATTTACCTGACTTTAACGAGTCAGTGCAGCTTAAAAGTAATATGCTTATTTTATTCCCCGGTATGAGCAAACATAGTGTTAGTGTTCATGCAGGAGAAAAAGAAAGAATTTCAATGGGATTTAACATATCTTGGAAATCGTAATGATTTGTAGTATATTATCGAAATGCCCCTAGTAAATTTTAGACCAGCACCAGGTATCAACAAAGAAGTTACTGATTATACAGGTCAGGGTAAATGGACCGATGGAGACATGGTGCGTTTTTTTCAAGGTTCTGCACAAAAAATTAAGGGCTGGGAGAAATTTATATCTACAACTTTAGTTGGTGCAGCTAGGGACATGCATAATTATGTAGCATTAGATGGCACTAGATATAATGTTATAGGAACGGATAGAAAACTTTATGTGATTGAAGAGGGCAGTGCTTTTGATATTACACCATTAAGAAAAACTACAAGTAGTCTTTCTAATCCTTTTACCACTAATGCAACAACCACAGTAGTAGTTTCAGATACAGGACATGGGGCAACTAAAGGAGACTTTGTAACTTTTGATTCTTTCTCTGCTATTGATGGTTTAGATATGAACAAAGAATTTGAAATTTCTTCTATTGTTAATACTGCCGCATATACAGTAACTACAACGTCTGCCGCTTCTGGGTCAACCTCAGGTGGAGGAGGCACTGGTAATGCTAAATATCAAATCTCAATAGGACCAGAATTTTCTGTGCCTGCTTTTGGTTGGGGAACAGATACTTGGGGCAGTTCAACATGGGGCACACCCTCAACAACATCTAACGTTACATTAGAAGCAAGACAATGGTCTTTAGATAACTTTGGTCAATTACTGATCGCAACTGTTTTAAATGGTGGTGCTTTTGAATGGGATCCCGATGATGGAGTAAGCACAAGAGCTACTGCGATAACTAATGCACCAACTAAATCAAGAATAAGTTTAGTATCCACACCTGATAGACATGTTTTGTTTATGGGCACACAACCAACTATTGGAGGAACTAGCGCTCAAGATGATTTATTAATAAGATTTTCAAATCAAGAAGATAGAAATACTTATCAACCAACGGCAGAAAATACTGCAGGTTCATTGCGTATCGCCGACGGATCACGGATCGTGGCCGCAGAGAGATCTAGAGGTCAGATACTCGTATGGACAGATACTTCTTTACATGCTCTACAATTTATTGGTCCACCTTTTACTTTTGGCTTGAGACAACTAGGTCAGAACTGTGGGATAATAGGTAGCCACGCTGGTGTAGATATTAATGGTGTTAGTTATTGGATGTCTCAAGACTCTTTTTTCTTATTCGATGGTTCTGTAAAAAAACTTCCTTGCACTGTAGAACAGTTTGTATTTAACAATATAAATCAAACAGGTTCAGAAAATGCTTTTGCTGGGCATAATGGTGAGTTTAATGAAATCATGTGGTTTTATAATAGAACAGGATCAAATCAAATAAATGCTATTGTTGCCTACAACTACTTAGAAGGGACATGGTGGACTGGCACTTTATCCAGAACGACTTGGACAGATAGAGAAGTTTACGACAACCCTGTTGCCACGGAGTATTTAGAGAATACAACCGCTAACAACGAGGTAATATCAGGACTTACTGATGGAGCTACACAGGTCTTTTTACACGAAACAGGTAATGATGCAGATGGCCAAGCTATAACAGCTTTTGTTAAATCAGGAGTCGTTCAAATAGGAGAAGGCAACGAGTTTGCTTTTGTATCAAAAATTATACCTGATATAGAAAATCAGGCAGGCACACTTAATGCAAAGTTAGAATTTAAAAATTATCCAAACAACAGCACTAGTGTAACTAAAACTACAAGCTTTTCCGATACGACAGATTTTGTAAGTTTGCGCGGTAGAGGTAGAGAATTTACAGTCAATCTTGTATCTAACACAACAGGCACAGCATGGAGACTAGGCACTCAACGTTTTGATATACAACCAGATGGTAGAAGATAATGGCAAAATTAACATTAACTAGATTCCCTGATCCAAGAGAGAATTATGAAAGAGAACAATATGCAGAACTAATTAGACAACTGGAAGATTTAGTTCAACAACTTAATAGTTCTTACACACAAGATACTCAAGAAGAGTCTACAAGAAGGAGTTGGTTTTTTTCAAATGGCTGATGTATTTAAAAGATTTATTACCAACGTAACGACAACAGATTTGACTACAGTATTTACTGTGCCTACAGCAAATGTTGCAGCGACACCACCAGTTCCTGTATCTACATTTATCGTTAAGACCATTAACACACACAACTATGACGGGTCAAATGCTGTGACTGTAAATATTGATCATAATAATGGAAGTGCTGACTTTCAAATATTTCAAGTTGATGTGGCAGCATCGAATACAAATACCATAAGCACCAGTATGGTGTACCAAGAGGGAGATGTAATGAAAGTTCAAGCAAATGCCGCTTCCAGAGCAATGATCGAAGTATCCATATTGGAGGTTAAACAACAACAGTAATGTATGTATTAACAGATGTCCCTAAGGACCTTTTAAATATATTAGACGAATGTATAAAAGAAAAAGACTTAACGGCATTGAATAGTGATTTAGCTGGAAACATCAAACACGAATATTCAATACCAAAAGGTAAGGCTGCGATATCTCCTTTTTTAATGCGATTGATAGTCGAACATCAAAAAAAATTTCCTGACTTTTTTAAAAAGGCTCACTCTCAATTCAATCATAAACCTTGTGAAATAGAACTTTTTAATCTATGGGTAAACTTTCAAAAGAAATATGAATTTAATCCTATGCATGTTCACGATGGCTTATATAGTTTTGTCATTTGGCATAAAGTGCCTTATAGTATGGAAAATGAAAAACAAAGATTCAACACTATGAAAGAAAAAGACATAAGAGCAGGCATGTTTGCCTTTTTTTATACTGACCCAGCAGGAAAAGTCACACAGGAAGCTTTACCAGTAGATAATAGTTGGGAGGGCAAAGTTGCTTTGTTCCCTGCTATGTTGAACCACATGGTATATCCTTTTTATACTTCAGAGGACTATAGAGTATCTATCTCTGGTAATATCGGCTTTAAGATATAAAGCTATTGATTTCCTAGTTTTTCGCCTATAAAACTATATTATGGCAAAAATTGTAGATGAACCCGTTCTACTGCGTTATGATACAATAGACGGTAAACAAGTCCCCGTATACAGTGCTAAAGTAGAGACAACTGTTACTAACACTAAGACAGGGCAAGAGTATAGCTCACATGAAGAATGTCAGGCAGATATTGACAATTCAGAAACAGACACAACAGAGGCAGACATCAGGAGAGATGTTCATGTAATAGCACCTAACTTGTTTAGTGGTGCAGCTACAGGCGAGGAGTAAAATGTTTAAGAAGATCCTACCCGCAATAACAGGAGCAATAGGTTTTGCAGTTGCAGGACCAGTTGGTGCCTCTATAGGTGCAGGTATAGGATCAGCAGTTAGAGGAGACAATCCTGCAAACATCGCAACATCTGCTTTGATGGGTTATGGTTTAGGAGCCTTGGGGGGTAGCATGGGATTAGTCGGTGGTCAAGGACTAGGCGCTCTGGGATCTAGTGCGAAAGCTGCGGTTGGTTTAGGTCAAAGTGCTAGCACAGGAGTCGGAGGATCTTCTGCTTTTGCTAGACCAGCTTTAGGTCAAGCTGCAAAAGATGCAGTTGCAAGAGAAGCAGCCAGTCAAGGACTTCTATCTCAAGCAGGACAATTTATTAAAAACAATCCATTGACTGCAGGCGCTCTGGGATTAGGAGCAGTTGGAGCACTAAGCGCAATGGAAGATGAAGAAGAAGGAGTAGCTATACCTGATCCAGTAGAACCAGGTAGTATCGCTCCTTTAGATGCAAGTCAACCGGGTGTAAGTTTTTTTGATCCTGCAACAGGATCATATGGTGCATCGGCACCGACATATAGAAGTTTAAAAGACGGAGGCTTTCCTAGAAAGACAGGACAAATCTCTGGCCCCGGCACAGAAAAATCAGATGACATCCCTGCTATGTTAAGTGATGGTGAGTTTGTTATGACTGCAAAAGCAGTAAGAGGTTTAGGCGCATTGAAGGGTGCTAAAAAAACTGATAGGGTAGAACAACGTCGTAGAGGCGCAAAGCAAATGTACGACATGATGAGTAAACTAGAAAAGAAGGTAGCATAATGGTAGATCAAGTCGTAATGTCAAGGCAAGCCCCTTTTATTGAAGATAGGGCAGAACAATTATTGGCTACCACTTTTGGTGTGCCTTTAGCACCAGGAGAAACTCCACCTCCTAAACTACCAGACGAAACTGATGAACAATATTTATTAAGAATTAGAGGG